TCATAAGAAACCCATAATTCACCTATATACTCTAACTCATCAGAGACTGCATCGGTCGCTACTAACAAGAAAAAGGGATCGTAAAGATGTAAGTCTTCCGTCTTCCCCCCATTCCTCATATAGTAGGTCTTGTATGACATTACCTGTCTCTCATCTAATCTAAGAGAGAAATCCTTCCAAACAGGGCTGCGGACAGCCTTAGCATATTCCAACATTTCTGACTTCGTCTTCGGCACTTCATTCCTTACATCGAAAGAAGGCGCAAGCATCACCATGCCAGGTGCAAAAGTACTTTGAGCAGTTTTATACTCAAATGTTATGTGTTTTATAACATACTTCTGAAATGACATAGCGATTGAAGAAAGCCAAGGAAATGTGGTCTTGATACCAGGATTCACTTCAAACTTGGTAGCAGAAAACTTAGGTCCTGAAAAGGGGACAATATTCTGAACAAACTCTTGTTTTTTTAGAACAAAAGAATTTCCATCATATCTATCAACTTTTATAGACTTGTTTTTCCTTCTTGTTGAAAAATTTGTCTTATTTGCAACGCTAACGTTGTTATTCTTATTCAATTTTTGTGGTTGGTTTTTTGGTTTTGAAATATTACTTTTCATCCCAAATGGACGATAAAAAATAACTGCACCAACCCGGTTGAATAACACTGTTAAAACTTTTTTGAGGAAGTATTCGCAAATTACCAAATTCTAAATGGTTTCCTAATACTTTCCTGTATCTCCCAAATGATTTCATTTCATTTTCGATAATGTTTGGGACTCTATCCTTCCAATTTTCTCTATCTTTTATGAGGGAAGTGGAAATCTTAGCAAATCTATTATAAAAATCTTTCCTGATTTTCATATAACCTGATTTGTCCTTGTATCTCTGCCTAGACATACAAGAAGTCCAGTCATCAGTAGCCATGCCTCTATAATTTTTCTTCAAGTTATAAGACGACATGACGTGTTCAAGACCGAACTTGTCTACCATAACACCAATTCCTTTTGGTTTGTGCTTTTGAATAATAATTTTTTCCACTTTATTATTTCTCATCTTCTTATTGAAAGGGAGCCATTCAAACTTAGCTTCTATTCTTTTCGAAGGATCAACTCTCGCATTGTGCCATGCAATACAATACTGCCTTGCAGTAATATTCTTTGGTTCAGCTTTAACCCCTAGGCCCCCCGCACAAACGGGTAGGCATAAGTTAACCAAACCATTTCTCGTGACATCTTTGATACGTTGCTTATTGTAGAAGATTAATCTATTGAATAAAAAATTATCTTTATCATATTCAATAGCATAATTTATACTTTGGGTAACAGGTCTGTCACTTGGAATTTGCATTATAGCATGTACCGGAATACTTTTCACCTTTCTTACGGTGTCATCAGGTAACTTCATAAAGTTTGTGGAGTTGATTTGAGCCACTTTTTTTGATACATAGGTCTTGCCAATAGAAGCCTTAAGATCAAATTCGACAACTAATTCGAACCATTTATCAACAATTTCTTTTGGGGCGTACGCCAAAAAGTCATCACCGTTAATCAAGCATGGTGGATCGATAAATTCCTTTTCAAACGTTTTCACATCTAAAAGAGGAATTTCAGAACAAACCATACGTGACTGCCTGCGATTTGAATTAACATGATTCCATAACGCTAAGTTGATAACGCACAATACTGGAAAAGACTTTATATCACCCATAAGTTGACCCATAGTCTGAATGAAAGGTTGTGGACTTGAAACTTTGTCCTGAATCAACCTTCCTGACCATAGCGTGTCCCTTACAGATAACACTGTTTTCTTTCCTAATGCTGAACGTTCAAACATTAACTTTATATAGAGGTTCACATTAATCCAATTCCTCTTGGTACAAGAGGGACCTTCTGGTTTCATATATTCGAATATTTTAGCCATAATAAACCAGAGTCTTTTTGCCACATCTGAATCTGACGGAATACTAAAATCAAGTCCTAAACTTTCTACCATGTAATTATCGACAATCCTTGACAATTTTGGATTTAAATTATCTGTCGCAGATTCATAATCACCTGATAAAAAATACATGTTATTAGTATTGTCTCCGAAGTATTTTTTACTCCTGTGAATTAGAAGATTGATGTCAGTTTCCGACACTTCTCTCCCAAAACACATATTTTCACAGCGTTTCATTCTCTTTGAAAATACATCCTGAAACGGTTTTCCAGCAAGAAATTCAAAAGCACTTGCCGTTGTTATACTTCTAACCTTTAAGGGCTCGCATAGATGTGTTGCATTGCCTGTCATTAACATATCAAAAGAATAACCAAAATATGGAGATGGACATATACCTTCGTATTTCCATACGGGCGTATCAAACGATACCTTAGGTCCAAAATCATTAATAACCCCATATTGACCATGAGCACTCTTTTCTGAAACAGAAGAAACTGATAAACACTTGACCGTACTAGCGCAGAATTTTTCAAAACTGTACTTTCCTCCAAGCTGTTTTACAGCGAGTTTTATAGCATCATGGTTGTATTCTCTCTCAGCAGGAACCTTGACTAGCCTTTCCTTATAACTCTTACTGGAACTTTCAATAAAAGCTGGTGTGACAATAACACTCGCATATCTGGCCAAAAAAAGAGAAGAACAAAAGCTTATCGCCCTTCCTCCCCCTTTCTTTAACCTTCTATACAATGCCTTGTATGGAACAGCACCAAATGGAAAAAGCCTTTTTGATTTCATAAAATCAGGTCTTACTGGTAAATCTGATGAAGCATATGCAATTGAGCAGATGGCAGAAAAGTAATACTTAATTACTTTAGTTGTCTTGATCTCGTCTTTGTGTATAATTCTACTTAAGATATTATCTAAGTCCTTTCTCAAAATAAGATATTGTATTTTGGGATAAAACCTCTCAATTAAAAAAATTACGGTAAAAAGATATGTGAGAGATTGTTGCACTTCATATACAGTGTATTCAAGATCTTTATGTGTCTCTACGTATGTCAAAGAAACCTCTTTGATTACGTCTGTCAACGATAGTTGACGGCCCGTGATTAGCTCATCAAACCATGTCCACATGGTCCCAGAGTATGGTTGTTTAAAACTTCGTGTTTTAGACGTCATAT